TCGCACTGAAACGTCATCGCCAGGGCAGCCAGGTGCTCGATGTCCGCCTTGGTGAAAAACGTGTCGTAGTCGACCGTCAGGATGTACTCGGCGTCGTGGATGAACTGCGTCATCACGCGATCGTTGCACTGGTCCCAAAACGCGCCCGTCACCTTGGTAGGCCGGATGCCCAGCGGCATGAACGCCTGGGCCCACGTGAAAAAGTTGTCGTTGAAGCCGAGCCGCGGCAGTGAATACACCGCCTCCACCCGGATGTTGACCTGCGTGTCGCCGATCGTGACTTGCACTGGTGGACCCCCAAAGGAAACGGGCGAGAGCGGGTTGCGCTCTCGCCCGCTCTTGGGCGTTGTCCTTGTCGTGTCAAGCTCAGCCCGAAACGAACGACTTGACGCCGGCCTCGGTGCTGTTCTGCGGGGCCACGTTGCCCTTGGAAAGGCGGGCGTTGGTGCACACGACGCTCGCCACCTGCGGGGTCGCGAACACGTTGAGGTACCGCCGCTTGCCTCGCAGGTCGACGTTGAACCGCACGACGTTGGTGTCGTTGGTGTTGCCCGGAGTGGGGAAGCTGAACGCCACGGTGCTCGAGGTGGCAGTGCCGCCCACGAACCCGCTCACGTCGGTGTAGCTCGACGTGGTGTCGCCGTGCTGGAGCTTGCACGCCAGGCACACCGCGGAGTTGGTGCCGGCAGCCGCCACCGGCTCGAAGATCACGTCGATCGCCGCGTACTCGAAGCCCAGCGTGTCGATGCTGGTCTGGTGCGTGGCGTTCGTCGCGGTGTCGGCGGTGCCGATGGCCGAAACGCTCTTGCTTCCTTCGCCCTTGTTCATGTCGTTTCTCCGGGATCAGGTCGGATGGGATCACTCACCCTTCAGGGCGATGACGGGGCCGGCGTTGCTGGTGTCGCCCAGCGAGTGCCAGATCATGTCGGCACGCGCCGTGGCCTGGATCAGAGTCTGGTCGTACTCGACGTACCGCTCGGTGCTCGTCCGCACCGAGAGAGCCTGGCGGCTGCCGTACATGCCGGCCAGGTCGGGACGGCCCAGCAGGCACATCACGCTGTTCGACAGGTCGCCGCTGGTCGTCGGCAGCTTGTCGGTCAGGATCACCGGGAAGCCGAGGAACTGGAACGACGCGCCGCCGTCCAGGTTGACCTTCCCGCCGGCGGCCAGGTCGAGCCGCTGCATCGAGAGGGCGTAGCCCTGGTTGCTGATGTAGAACGCCGCACCCTGCGTGGCGTACCGCGGCAGCTTGGCGATCATGCCGAGGAAGTCGGCCGACGTGAGCTCCTCGAACGTGTCGCGACCGGTGCCGGCGGTGTGCACCGACGCGCTGTAGTCGGACACGAGAATCTTGACGGCGATGCCGTGCACTCCGCCGTAGCTGGACGTACCGGTGCCGTTGACCGCCGCGTCGTCCAGCTTCGACGCGATCGCCGTGGCGAACTCCTGCGTCACCCAGTCGGCGACGCTGATGGCCGAGTCGGCCAGCAGCTCGTTGCTGATCTTCGTGCCCACCGCCAACTTCTTGGCGACGAGCTGCACTTGGGTCGCCGTCGGATCGCTGGTCGCGATCTCGCTGTTTTCGCCGGTCCAGTTGGCGGTGACGCCGGTCAGCCGCTTGGTGGCGGTGACGGAGTCCGACGCCATCGGGACGTTCTGCATTGCCGACGGCCACACGGAGTACTCATCCACCAGGCGGACGACCTGGGTGGAGAAGATTTCCGGCACGAGCACGCCGCCAACGTTGTTGACCGCCTCTCCCATGGCACGCACCTGCACGCCATGGTCGTGGCACCACTGCCGAGCGTCCAGGTCGCCGGCGAACTGAGCCTTGAGCCACTGACCGACGGTGTGGGCCTCGCGAGGATCCTTGTACGCCCGCAGCTTGCCGCGGAACGGCACGGCCTCGATGCGGACCTTGCCGGCTTCGGCGGCGGGCTCGCCCGCCGGCACGCAGCGGTTGACCGCGGCACGAGCGTTCGCCGCCGACTCGACGACACGCCGCTCGAAGTCGAGCTTCTTCTCGACATCGGCGCCGCGGGCCATCAGGCCCTCGAGCTCCAGGTCGCGGGCGGCGACCTTGTCGCCGTCGTCCCCGCACTCCATCGCCTGCACCGCCTCGATGCGGTTGGCGATCTCGGCGGCCTCGTCCTGCAGCTGCTTGTAGCGGTCGGCCATGGTCGGTGTCTCCGGTGGTCCGCGGAACGCAGACGCGACACGGTGAGACTGACCGACAGAACCGGCACCCTTGCAGAGCGGGATGGCGGCTTCCTACTACCGTAGTAGGTCAACGCGCCGACCGACGGAAAACGTCAGCGGCCTGCACGACGCGACGGCAGCGGTGGCCGCAACGCTTGCACCGCATGTACCGCAGCTGCTGGCTGCCGTACTGGTGGCTCGACTCGCAGCGCAGCTTGTCGCCGCAGCGGTCACACTTTCGCTCAGAGATTGCCACGCAGGCGGATCCTCATGGCGGCGGCGCGGTGCAGCGTGGCACTCGTTGAGCGCAACCCCAGTTGCGTCTCACTTCCGGCGTTGTTCTGAGACGCAAGCCAGCGCTCGTAGCTACGCATGGCAACTGAAGCCGAGGTGGCGGGGTACGCCGGCACAAGAACTGGCCCAACGTCATACAGCCCGCTCACCTCGGTGATCTGCCGAACGGCCTTGCCGTCCTCCGCGGTGCGGAACTTCTCGCCGGCCTTGTCGACCGTGAACGCGAAAGACGAGCCTCGCACGTCGCGCCGCTGGATCAGCTCCATCACGTCGGCCCGGGTGGCCGGCGGCGTCACGACGTACCGCAGCCCCTTGTCGTCGCTGGACAGCTCGAGCGTGCCGCTCGACGTGCGGCCCAGCACGATGTTGGAGTCGTGGTTGAAGAGGGCCACCACGTCGTGCTTGCCACGCTGGCGGTTGAGAATCCGGTCAAACGCCCCTGGCATGATCTCCTCGCGGAACCCGCCCAGGTCCAGCGACAGCCGGTTGTAAACGGCTGCGTAGCCGACGATGGCCATACGGCCGTCGGCTCGCGTCTCGACGACCAGGTCGTCGTCGGCCTCCATGGCCAGGTCACGGCGTTCGATGTCCATGGTCACGCTCCTCTCGTCTTCTGCGTTCATCTGCCGCACCAGCTTGTTGGCCCACGCCTGGCCGGGGTCTCCGCCCCAGAGCTAGAGCGCCCAGGCGATACGGCCGGCGCTCGGAAAGCCGGCCTCGCCTGGGCGGAATCCTTCTCCCTGCTTGTCGATCTCGTGGCGGTCGAAGTAGGCCTTCATCCGCCGGGCCGTGTCGGGGCTGATCGTCACGCCGTTGCTCAGGTCGCGGGCACGAGCGATTCCGACTTCCGTGCCGCCGCGCCCGTACTCCCTTCGCCACTCCAGCCCGCGCTCGGCTTCGCGGCGGACGCCGGCGGGAGGCGAGAAGTCGATGTGGTCATACTTCGCCGCCATCGCTGCCCCGCTTCTTACGGCTTCGCTTCTTTGGCTCCGGTGCTGGCTGGTCCGATTTGCCATCGGATTGAACAAACAACAAAAGCCGGTCGTTTGATTTCTTGACCCAGTCAGCGTTAGTTAGCTGCTCATCTAGGTTGACCGTAACGCTCATTTCTTCCCGCCAGTCTTTAGTTTCCCTCTTACGGTTCCACCAATGACAACAATTTCTTGCTCGGAGAGGCATCCGAATCCTGTCATCGGTGTAGACAAGATTCGAGACACAGGGACAGTTACGGTAGCAACGCCTGCATACGGCGCTTTGAGTCCGTCCGCAAATGCCACGGCCGTCTCGCGGTTCAGTGAAAAACTTGAGGCTGGCTGCAACTTAAACTCTGCGTCGTCCGACTCCTTTAGATTTGGAGACAAAAACCCTCGGTGTATCGTGATTTCCGTGATGCCCTGATCCTTGAAGTATTGCTGCGTGGCGTCGTACTGCGCACGAATCACTTGCCGGACAGCATCGCTTTCAGCAACCAACTTTTCTGTTTGCCTCGCCTTCAATATGTCTTCTGGTGGCATTCGCAGGCGGCCGTATTGCCCGAGATGGCCTAGTTCAGCGTTTTTTACATCAGGCACGTCATAGGAAAGCTCGGCCGCTATGGCCTTCTGCACGGCGACTGCTGGGGGGTCAGTGTCGCCAGACGTTGACGCCCACTGATCTACCATTCCGCGTGCCAGCGCCGTTCGCCGCTCCTCTCCAGCCGCAGCCCCGTCCGTATACTCAGGCTTGTCAAATCTCATCGCCTTCAAGAGGTCGTCGGAAACATCGTCCTCTGATGAGTTAGCCCTTAGCCTGTCAAGCATGATGGTTTCGACCTGCTTCTTGAAAACTGCCCGCTCTTTGATCTGCTCTGGGTCTCCACCAGACTCTGGAGACATTGCTTTAGCTGACGCACCACGGAACACGCGCTGCGCCTCTTCGTGGCTTACCTGGCCGGACTCACTTCCTACGCTTCCTGACCCAGACGAGCCGCCCGAGCCGCCCGAGTCGCCATCGCCGCCGCCACCATCGCCGCCGCCAGCGCACTTATTGCCCGGCTGAAATCCGCCGGCCCCGGTGCCGCAGTTGCGAAGACGCCTTTGCCCTTCCTGCTCGGCCTGGTCCTCGGCGTCGTCCTCCGGGCTGTCCTCGTTCTCGATAACCGGCGGTGGCTCCACCGCGGCCGGCTGCTCGCCAGCAGCGATGTTCTCAAGCGTCGTCATGTTGAGCTGCATGAATCGCTGGTCGCCTTCCGGCCCGATCGGATTGAGGTTCTCCAGCTCGCGGATCTCGTTGACGCTCAGCACGCCGATGTTGAGCATCTCGCGGTAGTAGCTCGCCCGGGCCGCAGAATCGCCACGAAGCAAGGCCGTCAGGCTGTGCTCGGCGAAGAGCTGGTCATCGGTGAGCAGATCGCGGCTGATCGCAGCCTCCCATCTCCGGCAGTGCGGCAGCAGGCAGTGCTGCACGAACTCCGTGCCCTGCACTTCGATGTTGCTGTACGTGCTGCGGGTCAGGTCCTGGATCATGTGCGGCGGCATGCGGAAGATCCGGCACACCTCGATCACCTGGTGCTGCCGCGTCTCGAGAAACTGCGCCGCTTCGTTGCTCCCCGACAGCTCCTTGGCGTGCGTGCCCTGTGGCAGCACGGCCGTGCGGTGCGCCCGGTCCGGCCCGCGGTGCATGCGCTCCCACTGCTCGCGAAGCCTCTCGGCAGCCTCGGCCGGAATCGCGTTGTCGTTCTCGAGCACCACCCCAGGCCGTGCACCATTCGAAAAATACGTGCAGCCGTGGATCTCCAACGCACGAGCCAGGCCGATCACGTCCCGCGACAGCTCGACGGGCGCCGTTCCGTTGACGGCGTCCAGGCTGAGCCACCGCAGGTGGAAAATCTGCTCCTGCGAGTACGGGACCTCGCGGTTGTTCTGCCGCGGGTCGCGGTACAGGTACAGCAAACGATCGTTTTCGAGCACCTCGACACGCATGCGGCTCGGGTGCAACGGCCACAACTGGTCGGCAAAACCGCCGGCACCGGCACGAATCAGCGCGAACGACTGGCCGTACATCAGGTAGAGGGCCGTCAGCTGCTCGCGGAACTCCAGGCTGGTCTGCCACGGATTCGGCGCCCGATGTAGCAGCCTGTACAGCGGGTGCTCTGGCGCACGCTGCTTGCCACCGGTGGCAAGGCGTGAAAACAGATGGAGCGGCAGGCTGGCCACCGACTCGCTGATGACCCGCACGCACGCCAGAAACGCCGAGCACTGCAGCGCCGTTTCGGGCGTGATGCGCACCCCGGAAGAGCCGCGCGATGCGAACGGATCCAGCCCGATACCGGCGTGATCCAACGCCCGCAGGTCGTACATATCCCACTGGCGATCGGCGGCTGCGATCATATGCTCATCAGGTCCCACGACTGATCGGCCGGCTTCGCAGTCGCGGTGGCGTGGATGCCCAGCGCCATCACCAGCGACACGATGCCGTCGATGCGTTCGGTGCTCTTGGCCTTGCTGGGCTTGATGTTGCCTTGGTGGTCGGACTGCACCGCCACGTTGGCCGCCATCCAGCTCAGCACTGGGTGGCCCCCATGGCGGACCCGGCCTGACAGCACGAGGTTCTCCAGCTGCTTGGCCGGGGCTGACATTGAGCCATACCCCTGCCCAAACCCTACGACGTTGATCCCCTCCCCTTGCAGTTGCGTGGCCAGCTGCGTCGCATTCCACCGGTCGATGCCCAGCTGGCGGATGTTGTATTGCTTGGCCAGCTCGACGATGTCGCGCCGTATCACGTCGTAGTCGGTGACGTTGCCGTCGGTCACCCGGATGTGGCCGTCGCGGATCCAGCCCAGGTAGTCGACCTTATCCCGCTGCGTCCGCTCGGCGGCGTTGGCCTGCGGCACCCAGAAAAACGGAAGCACGTCAAAGGTGCCGTCGTCCGCCTGGCTGACGAGCACTAGGGCCGACAGGTCGTACGTCGTCGCCAAGTCGAGCCCGGCGAACCACTCACGCTTGGTCAGGTCGCCATCGAGGGCGGCGCCGCACTTTGCCCACGCGTCAGGCGACAGCCACCGCACGTCCTGGGTTGTCCAAACGTCGAGCCGGTACCGCAAAAAAGCGTTCAGCTTGCTGGGGCTCTGTTCCGCCTCCCGCGCGTCGGCGCGGAATGACTCCTCGGTGATCGTGTGCCCCAGCGACGGGTTTGCCTTGTACCAGGTCGCCGGGTCCTTCCAGTCGTCCTCCGGGGCCGCCGCGAAGATGCAGCCGAAGAACGCCGGGTCCAGCGTGGGATCGGCAATGCACCGCTCCGCGTAGGCGTGCTGCTCCCAGCAGATGCTTTTGCGGTCGTACCCGGCGGTCGTGATCGACAGCAGCAGAGGCTGCCGACGGGCGGCACCGCCGTACCGCAGCGCGTCCCACAGCCGACGGTCGCGCTGCGCGTGCAGCTCGTCGAACAGCAGGGCGTGGATGTTGAGCCCCTCGGCCCGGAACGCATCCGCCGACAGCACCCTGTAGAACGAGTTGCTGGCCTTGTGCACGATCGTCTTGCGGCTGTCGATCACCTCGAGGGCCGCGGACAGCGGGGCGGACGCCCGCACCATGCTGGCCGCCTCGCGGTAGATGATGCCGGCCTGCTCGCGGTCTGACGCCGCGCCGTACACCTCGGCCCCTGGCTCGTTGTCGGCCAGGAGCATGTACAGCGCGATGCCGGCAAGCGTGGTCGACTTGCCGTTCTTCTTCGGCAGCTCGATGTACCCGACACGTCGCTGCCGCGTGCCGTCGGGGTTGAGCCGACCGAACAGCTCGCCGAGCACGTAGTGCTGCCACGGCAGCAACGTGAACGACTGCCCGGCCTGCTGGCCCTTGGAGTGGCGTAGGATCCGCTCGAAGAAGCGGACCACGCGCTCGTACGCCGCGCGACCCTGCGGCGTCAGGTCGTCAGCCGGCCCCAAGGAACTCGGCAAGCGGGTCTTCTTGCTTCGCTTCCGGCTTGGCAAGGCGTGTTCTCGAGGAGGGCGTCAGGCCAAACTCGCCCATTAGCTGAGCCTGCAGGGCAACTAATCCGCGGAATAGCGGGCCGGCCGGGTTCGGTTTCACGCCCCCTAGGTCGGTCCGCATCACCACGCCGCCGGCTCGCAGCTCGAGCAGGCACGACTGTGCCGCGGCGTGCACCTCGCAGAGCGTGGCGAGTGCCTCCCCGTCGCCGGTGGTCAGCACGCCCATGCCCATGAGGATCGGCACGAGCTCCTTCCACTTGGCCACGGCGACCGCGTCGGCCGCGAGCCGCTTAGGCATCGGCGGCGCCCCGACAGGAGCGGAAGGCTCGGGGCGGATGCGGCGCTTGCCGGGGTTGCCACGCAGCAGCTTGAGCGCGGTTGGTGTGGGTCGAGTGGGCATGTGTGAAAACCTTGTTGCCATCTGCGGCCGCGCACACAGAGC